GTATGTTTGTCGGGCCTGTTCATTGAGAATGGACGATACCCTCTGTTCTTAAAGTGGTACAATAGTCGCTGTTTGTTGTTCTCTACAAGTATAGGCATTCCGTAGAAAAAACAAGCCATCAATACATCCTCAAAAAATATCTCAGCGGTCTGTGGACGAGCAATATACTCCAAGAAGAAGTGATTGGTTGGCGCGCTTTCCATGTGAAAGTTGGTAATGCCATGCAATGCGCCGGCAGATCCACCACCCCCAACTACACCTGAGATGTCATAAGGGTCACACCCAAACACGCCAATGTCTTTATTGCCAGGATAGAACTTGCCGTCCTTCTTGACGACATTGTTGCGCATCTTAGCGTCAGGAATCCACGAAACAATAAACCTACCTTTCGGATCAGGCGTCCAAATAACCTCAGTATCCTTCTCGCCGTTCTTCCAATGGAAGTAGCCAGTTGTTAGGACGCGATCTTTAATCATCGCATCGTTGTAGTCAATCTGTTGGTATATCTTAGTTAAGTTGAATAGAGACGACTTACTCTCATCACGGAAAGCATGCGACTCTGTTCTAGGGAACTGACGGTAGTATTCGTTGAGTGCGTCTGAGTCTGACTTCATTGCAGCCACCTCATTATTCCAATAGGTTATGACACCCATGGTAATCTCCTCACCATCGATACCCATAATAGGTTTCTTCGGGTCATCAAACACTGGCCATCCATACTCGTCAATAAAGCCCTCCATGTTCCACTCCATTGGGATGAACAAAGAGTAAAGCCCTGACTTGGTTTGGCCATTGGCAGATCGCTTGGTTGGGTCGCTGTCGTAGAACAGCTTCTTGAAATTCTCACCACCTTTACTAAGTGCGTTGGACGTGGAGCCCATCATGCACTTACCAATAATACGACTACCCAAACGTAAACAAGTCTTGGTTACGCGCCAGTTATTTAGAATGTTTTCAGGCTTCTCCCACTTACCACTCTCGTCGTGTACAAGTAAAAGCAGCTTTTCACCGTCATAGCTGTTGTCTGCGGTGTTTTTCCAGTCGATGGTAGTATCTAACCCTTCTATATCATCATCGCGCTCCTCATCCATATTCTTGCGCGTAATCTTACTCGCAGGAACACGGAATGCCAACTCCGTCTTCGGGTTGTCCATACCGTCTTGGATCGGCTTGAAAAAGAAGGGATAATTTCTTACAATTGGCACAACCTTGTCGGTAAACATCTTCTTGGCATCCGATCCGGTCTTGGATAGAATACCAAGGCGAGCATCTCTGACAATTGTACCTGTATTTGACGTCTCTGCAGACGACATGAATGAGAAACCTGAACGACGGTTCTTTAGGTAGCACATGCCAAACGCTCGGCTGTCTGCCTTACATGCCTCCCAAAATATGTAGAAGATCCGGTTGGACTCACGGAAGTCAGGCAGACCAATGTCAATCTTGGTCCACTGAAGGTACATGTAGTGTGTACCAGTCATGTAGGTTGGATTACCATTGTTGATAAACCAAAAGCCTTGCTCACGCCTCTCAAACTCAGTCTCGATCATGTCGACGTACTTCAGCTTGAACGCATTGTCTCTTCGGTTCCAATCAAATATTGACTTGATTTTCTGTAGCTCGGCTGGATAGTCTATTGGTTGCCATCTGTTGCCTCTGTTCTCTACTACTTTAGGAGTAGATGGCAAAGCAACCTTTAAGCCATTTATCTCATAGATTTCACCAATGGTTCCGTCTTTAGATATAACAATTAGGTCATACTCCTTATTGTAACCATAGTCCCATGACTTTTTATTGTTCTTAGTATTAAGAGCAGTCTTGTTGACGTAGTCAGTTACTATGGAGTACAGCTTATTTTCCATGTCTTGCTCTTCCTTCTGCGAAACCTGATTTGCCGAGTGTAACTTCTACTATTGGCCCCTCTGCAGCCTTATTCTCCTCCTCTTCGATCTTGTTGAGCATATACATGGCATCCTCAAATGCCAAACGCTTAGCTGACGCTGCGTTCTTCATCTTATCGGCCGATATGTCGTCCTCAGCGTGAGTGATGATAGGTGACTTTAGCACCTTGATCAACTCATCGATAGCCTGCTTAGCAGCCTCTACTATTTCTCCCTTTTTAGACATATGTTCTTGTTATACATTCGATATAGTGTCTCACCATCTATTATAAATTCATATTCGCTGTCAGGTGTGAATGAGACTGTGTCACCAACGTTTACGTTGGGGATGGTGTTTGTTTTATAAACAACCTCACCCCACAGTGCCTCATGTGCTCCCGTAGAGCTAATTAACTTATCCTCAGTTGGTATTGGTCTGATAAAGATAAACGGATCAACAGCCTGCCAATCGGCATCTCTCTTGTAAAGATAGACCTGATCTAGCTCAGCTAAAAACAAATCGTCCATGATATAGTTCCAACTACTTTTCTGACGCCCCTTCATGTCGTTGTAGTACTTGAACACATTGTGGTGAACTACAACAGTGTCACCTGGTTGAACCGGGCCGTTGTAGTAAATAGGGACTGATACCACCACTGCGTGGCGGTTAGATGTCTTGTGGTCTTCTTGAGATGAGCTGATATAGAAGTCTGTATCTCCAAACTTCCTTATGTTATCGTACCGCCTCTGACCAACTGGTTTGATGATGAAGCAGTATGGTGATTTCATTAGTAATCTATTTTGTATTCTATTGCAATGGGCATTGCATTAGAGAATGATTTCCATTTAATAATCTCTTTTTCCTTGATAATCCAAACGCAGATAGATCCATCATCCTCCTTACGGATGGTGTTAATCTCCCACGTTTTATCTAGGATAGACTGACCTACCATGTAGTGCATGCACTTCATGTAGTCAGGGCCAATGGAAATTTTTCTAATTATACTCACCTGTTTGTAGGTTTACACTGACATCGCCATACTTTTCAAAGATGGATTGCTGCTCTTGTGTGAGCTTTCCTGCCGCAACTTCAAGTTGCTGCATCGTGAGTTCTTTCTGCTCGCCTAAACGACGAACGCTCATCTCGATGTCTGCTAGATTAAATTTTAGGTCTCTGTAAACTCGGTTAGCGTTAACCAACGCTTCGAGCTCTTCTTTTTTGATTTTTGACATATGATTAGATTGAAATATACCAAGTTGCATTGGTATGACTATACTGTAGACATACCGGTGTGTTTGCTGTTAATGTAGCAGGAGCGCCAACAATAGCAGCACCAGCTGATGCCCATGTTGTTGTAGCTCTAGTTGCTGTTGACATAATTACATACTTAACACCATCAAGATTTGAGTTTGATGCTGGAAGAGTAACCGCAAAAGATGCGCCAGCTGTTCCTGTAAAGTATGTGTTTACGTTTGTAAGTGTAGCTGCTGTAAGCAAGTTAGTCGCGATTACACTAGGAGTCTGATTCAAGGCCAATAAGGCAGTGACATCAAAGTTAACTGTATTTCCAGCAGCATTAGTGCCAAATACTTTTGATGTTGTGCTTGGTGTTTCTGTTATATAGTTCTGTACTTTCATCGTCCTTGGCCTCGATTTTGCTTTTTATAATTCTTAGAAGACTTTAACTTAGATGTCTTGCACTTAGCGTGAATGCCAGGGCGACTTACCTTGACATCCTTCTTAGTTGACTGCTCAATTTTCTTCATGTAGCAAAGTTAACAAAAAAAATGTTACTTGTATGGAACGTAAGCAGTCTTTCCGCCTTTCTTAATAGCTCTAAGAATTTGCTTGCGTTGTTTACCAGTAGACTCATAAGATACGTGAACCCAATCAGGATTTTCTTCTGTCCCGAACTCAAAAATGAGCTGATCCCACGTAAGATTGTCCTTAATAAAGTCAAAAATTTGTCTATTAGTGATTGATGTACCATCCATGTCAATATCAATCGCTTCACCTGTACAGTGTTGTGATGATGGAATATAAACACCATTAACTGTTTTACCTGCGCCTCCAATTGCTTTATTTAGCGCCGCAGAGCGGTAGCCCGATGAAATTCTAATTGGAACACCAAAGTGATCACGAATTGGTTGGAATAC